ATAATGTTCTTTCTAAGTCTACCTGATGCTATTAGGTTTGACTTGCCTAGGTTGTATAGTTCCGGGTCATGATGAAAAGGTTGGTAGTACATCTCGATTCTTTTCTTTAAGAACTCATGAATGATCTCTGCCTGTAGCCACATTACTTTTAATGGCCTACTAAACTGTTGACCCATAAACTCTGTGCCTGTGGTTGCAGACGCTGCAAAAGCTCCAAGCCAATGAGACTTACCAATCTTAGGTTTACCAAGTAGCAATACCCTTGATTGCTCAAAGACAAATGCATCGCCCCAGTATTGTTCGATGCGACTTGAGTCCATTGTGTCCCAGAAAGGATCGTTGAATGTTTTTAATCCCAGTGGGTCTCTCTCTACAATTATTTGACTCTTCTGTTTATCAATAGGATCTTCTTGATCCATGATCTCTTTGAGTTCATCTGCCAAAGGTATCTGCCATTGACTGGTGTTCCACTTGAGTATCCCAGCATCTACTTCTTCTGGATTTCTTTTTAAATGTCCAGTACAAATGCTGTTGGCTGTTTGCAATACTTCTTGCACGCTCATTGGTGGGTTGTTTGTTTGATTCCAATCCAATGCTTTAATAATAACTTCACGCATACCCCAACCTTCGAGTATCCATTTACCCACTAAGCGAGCAAGGGTATCGTTGCGCATTCCACTTTGCACCCCATCACCTGATAAGGGTGTGTTGTGTGTGGCTGTGATCTTGCCATCATTATTAAAGTCATAGATAACATTCATGTCTTGGCTGTTAAGCACAGGCAAGTCATCCATTGAATCTACAATGACACCATTGATCATTTCAAATTTGTAATTGTTTGATGGGCTGACCATGACATAACCGCCCTCTCCTCTGATATCCAATCTGCCTGTTGTGTTTCTTATTGTTAGATTGTCATTGATAGCATAGAAGTAATGATATCCACCACGAGGTGTCTTTTGTTTTAGGGTTGTTCTTGTGACCTGGCCGGACTCCACGAAATCACATGCCTCTTGAGTATCTGCATCAAGCACAACAAATGTAATGCCTGTGACCACAGCCCAATTGCAATTAGGAAACTTCAAGTACCATTGCTTGATCTCCTGCATTGTTGGTTGCTGGGTTATGTAGTTTGCCCATTTGACTCTTGGTGTTTTAGACCAACGCTTTATTAATACATCCTCTTCTTCGTTTGGATGTCTTGCTTTGAAGTAATCAGGTATAGGATCGTTTCTTGATCCACAAGGTATAAGATGAAAGTTGTTTTCATAATATGAAGTCAACATATCTCTGCGTTCTTTATTGCGTATGTCGTCCCCAACGAGATCGAAGTTAAGATCTAAGGCCATACTACGACTCTACTTTTCCATAGATGCTTTCCCAATCAAGGGCATGCCCAGTAAGTTTCATTAGCTTCTTTGCTTGATTAACTGAGGGCTGTCTAGCGCCATACCTCCATGACCTGATGGTATCAATTGAAACTCCTAGCTCTTCAGCCAAAGTTTCTTCTCCTCGTTTTTGTATGTAGTCTTTTAGTTCCATCTCTCTCCTATGTTTAAGGTGACACACTTTATTTTATAAGGAGGAAACTTATCCTTGGGGATTAATAAGCAACCATTAAAGCGTGTCATATGGAATGATAAGATAAGTTGTACAAAATGTACAGATATTTCTTGACAATGTTTTATTTATCCTTAATATAGTACTTAAGTTTTATGGAGAAACACAATATGCAAAAAGATTATACAGAATTTTGTCTCGAGGCTTTGCTAAAAGCTAAGAAAAAAAACCTTACTCAACAGGCTGAATTAAAAGCAGTCAGTTCTGATTTGGATAAAGAGATTGCATCTCGTCCTGAGATACAAGAACACATCAAAACACTTTCAAATACTGGAGGCTCTACAAGAGTTCCTTTAGATAATTTAATTCCATTTGATCTAAGGGTTCAGTACAAAGTTACCAAGACCTGGGATCAAGGACATTTAGCTAAGTGTGTTGCTGATGGACACCACATACCTTTCAACGTTCAGTATGCTGAAGATGCTAAAGCTGTGAAGTCATGCAAAGAAAACAATATAGACCTTTGGGACTTAGTCCAGGAAGGATTGCAAACCAAGATTAATGAGAGGCCTTATGTCCAATTCATTGATCCATTAAAAGGAGAGAAGAAATGAGTAGATTAGGAGACTTTTTAATAGACGTTAAGTCTGATTCAGAATTTGTCATTAGCACTTGCAGTAGCTTTGAGCAGTTCTGTCAAAAAATGAAAGACATCAACGACATGTATTTACCAAGTGCATTGTCAGACATATGGGAAGAATATGTTGGTTCTATGGAAGGCAATGACGTTAACTTTCACGACAGGAGACCAAGATGAGTTTATTAAAAACTGTAGAAACAGGAATCAAAGTGCCAGCACTTAAGATCAATGTATCAGGAACCGATGGCATAGGTAAGTCAACCTTTGCATCACAAGCACCCAAGCCAATCTTTATTAAGACAGAGGACGGGACAAACTTTATTGATGTTCCATCCTTTCCTTTATGTAAAAGCTACGATGATATTGTTAAGCAGATACAAACATTGATTGAAGAAGATCATGATTATAGAACCCTGGTATTTGATACCACTGATTGGGCTGAGAAACTTGTGCAACAAAAGGTTTGCCAGAATCATTCAGTTAAAGGTATCGAGGCTTTAGGTTTCGGTAAAGGTTACACAGAGGCTGCAGAACTTTATCGCAGACTCTTACAAATGTTTGATGAACTACAAAAGAAAAAGATGCATGTCATCTTACTTTCTCATGTGGCCATTAGAACTTTCAATGATCCAGAGCGTGAGCCCTACGATCGTTGGGAGATGAGTTTACACAAGAAGGTATCTTCAATGATACGTGAATGGGTAGACTTCAACTTGTTTGCAAACTACGAAGTATCGACTCGTACTAGTGGACAAGGGTTTAAGGAAACAACCAGAGGCGTGTCATATGGCAAGCGAAAGTTGTTTCATAAATACGCCGCAGCCTTTGATGCTAAATCTAGGGTCGACTTGGGGAATCTCCCATTAGACCTTGAATGGACTGCATTTATGACTGCATTTAAAGAATCTTTAAAATCTAAATAGGAGAAACACAATGTCTGATTTTGAAATTAATCTAACTGACGTAGAAGAGCTAGACCCTAGCTCAATAGGTCCCATGCCAGCAGGCGATTACGAAATGGTTGCATTAACCTGGGAGGCAAAGACAGCTAAAAGTTCAGGTCATAAAATGATCAGCTTAACTTTTGAGGTTGTTGGCCCCAAGTTTGCAGGCAGAAAAGTTTGGGAAAACATTATGCTTGAAGGTAATGGTTTGAATGTATCCAAGGGCAAACTTCGTAACTGGAGAAAAGCCATGGGTATGGATCCAGATGTGGATAACTTTAATCTACAAGCTTTGGAAAGCATGATGAAGATTCCTTTTGGCGCAACACTTCGTATAGAAGAAGGTCGCGACAAAGGAGATGGAACTAAGTGGGAAGATAAGAATGTAATTGGTAAGTTTGCAGCAGGAGCTCCAGCTACCAAGGCATCTACCCCTGCACCTGCTCCAGATAAACCAGCAGCATCATCAGACGATGATGGGTTTGACTGGGATAAGTAAATGAGTTTCGTTGACGACCTACACAACCAGGTTAAAAACCTGCAAGAGAATGGAGAGAGTGGGGATATCAATGAATTAATCGTGCGAGTAGCAGAGGCTATGGTTAATATGGGCCACGCTAAAACTACTCCACGCCTTATAAGGGACAATGTTATAGATTACCTACGTCAACAAAGAGACTGGGATAATTATAACCCAATTGATTATATAACCTAAGCAATGCCGGGTGTTCATAACCGGTTTATTTGGCAACCTTGAGACCAGTTGTTTGCTGAAACGGTCTCACTTTTTTTGGAGAAAAAAATATGTCAATAGATACAAGAGAGGCGAAAGCCTTGGTAACAGTGGTGGAATCTTTATTAGATTCTTTGGATAAAACATTTGATAGCTTGCCATCTGAAATAGATCAAACGGTGAAAGATGCTAAACTAACATTATTAAACGTAAATATAAAAAATGAAAAAAGCAAAAAATTCAGCAAATTTTTTAGATAAAAGAACGTGTGACACAGTGATGCAAGATCTTTCTACGTGCATCGATGACTGGGATAGACAAGACCTGGATACGACAGCAGCTGTCCTGACTGTATTAAAGTTCACCATAGATATGGTCTTTAAGTTTACAGACGATAGCTATGAGGCCATGGAATTAATATCAACTGTTATAAACGAAAATCTTGATATCAATTCAATAGAGGATTTAGAATTCCTTTTAAGATCACCTAGAAGCTCTGAAAAAAAAGTTATACATTGAAACTTCGATACTACCAAAGGGATGCAATAAACTCTTTGCATCATTGGTTTGAAACAAAGCCAACAAGTGACCATGCATTAATTGCATTACCTACTGCAGCAGGGAAGACAATCATCTTCTCTCATTTTATTAAAGAAGTATTAGCCAAAGAACCTAACGCCAGGTTTATTGTAATGGCTCATAGAAAAGAACTTGTATCCCAAGCTGAAAGCAAACTCAAGATGGTATGGCCCGATGCACCGGTGGGCGTACTTGCGGCTGGTATGAAACGCTTTCAACACGATGCTCAAGTATTAGTTGCCAGCAGAGATACTCTGGCATCTCCCAAAAGACTTGCCAAGGTTGGTAAGTTTGACTACATGATTATCGATGAGGCACACAACGTTCCTCCAACTTCACACACCAGGTATCAAAAGATTATTACTGAGCTGTCTGCTCGTGGCGATATGAAAGTTATGGGTTGTACTGCTACGCCTTATCGCATGGGCCAAGGCTACATCTATGGCAATCGCAAGGATCATTTCTTTAAAGGTTTAGCTTACAGCGTATCAATACCAGAGCTTATTAAAGAAGGCTATCTATGTAGGCTGTCAGCTTACGCAGTGAATGACAAGGCCATCATTGATGCTGGCTCAGTTAGTGTTAAGTTTAAGAATGGAGACTTCCGGGAAAAAGAATTAGAGGAAGTTGCTATGGTTGATGAAACCATTATTGAAGTAGTAAGTGACTGGATTGATAACGCTTACAGCAAAGGCAGGACTGCTACAGTATTCTTTTGCGTATCGGTATTGCATGCCCAGAAGATGACTCAGTATTTAATACAGTATGGGATCAAGGCTGCTGTAGTTACGGGTGAGACGCCCAGCTCAGAAAGAGATGAGATACTTGCAGACTTTGAGTCCGGTAAGATCCACGCCCTATGTAATGTTGGCGTCCTAACTGAAGGCTGGGACGCCCCAAGAACGGATTGTATAGCACTGCTTAGACCAACGCAAAGCATTGGTTTGTATGTGCAAATGTGTGGCAGAGGCATGAGAATCCATGAAGATAAGAGCAACTGTTTGCTGTTAGATTATGGTGAGAACGTAGCGCGTCATGGCTGTTTAGATGAGGTAACTCCAGAAGAAAGTATTCAAGGCAGATACCATCCCAAGGTTTGTAGCTCTTGCAATGCAATCAACTTACCTTCTGCTAAAGAATGTCTTGAGTGTGGCCAGGTCTTTGATACCAAGCAAACTAAAACTTTATGGACTAAAAAAGAGAGAGAGGTAGCAAGGCGTACCAAAGCAGAGAAGCAAGCTGTCTTATCGGATGAGAAGGCTAAGTCCAAGCCAATCATGAAACCTATTACAGATATCTATGCAGCTGTTGTTAAATCTAAAAACGGCAGCGACTATTGTCAAGTGATCTTTACAGTCAAGGATGAGTTCTTTCCCAGAAAGATGCCTCTAATGTTTGGCCA